GAGATTGTCGCAATCACAATACTTGCAGAGGCCCGTGGCGAGGGTGAGCAGGGAATGTATGCAGTGGCATGTGTTATTGCCCAAAGATCCATCGAACGAAAACTTGCCCCAGATAAGGTCTGCACACAGAAATGGCAGTTCTCTTGTTGGAATCCAAACGACCCACAGAAGAGCAAACTGCGCCGTCTGCTAAGTGTCTCACAGGCGAAATACGCAAAGCGGCTCGCTCTAAACATTATGAACCTCGACCGGTCTATTGTGGGATTTGCTAATCATTACCACACGCACCGTGTCAAGCCGTATTGGAGCAAAGGGAAGACCCCGGTCAAAGTGATCGGCAACCACCGGTTTTTTAAACTGAAATAACCATTAAATTAAACTTGAATTATGAAAAACACAAAATACGAAATAACGAGCGAAACCCACCCAACACGGTCAACCCTCAAACGAATTCGCGCTCTTCGGGATTTTAGTGATATCAAAAGGGGCGAGCTTGGCGGCTTCATCGAATCCGAAGATAACCTGAGTCATGAAGGCGACTGCTGGGTCTATCGGGAAGCATCGGTCTCTGAGAACGCAGTGGTCTCTGGGTCCGCATGGATCTCTGGGAAAGCATGGGTCTCTGGGAACGCAGTGGTCTCTGAGGACGCAAGGGTCTATGGGAAAGCATGGGTCTCTGGGAACGCACAGGTCTATGGGAACGCATCGGTCTCTGGGAACGCAGGGGTCTATCGGGAAGCATCGGTCTCTGAGAACGCAATGGTCTCTGAGGACGCATGGGTCTCTGAGAACGCAATGGTCTCTGAGGACGCAAGGGTCTATGGGAAAGCAAGGGTCTATGGGAAAGCAGTGGTCTCTGGGAACGCAGTGGTCTCTGGGGACGCAAGGGTCTATGGGGACGCAATGGTCTATGAGAACGCACAGGTCTCTGAGGACGCAAGGGTCTATGGGAAAGCATGGGTCTCTGGGAACGCAGTGGTCTCTGGGAACGCAGTGGTCTCTGGGAACGCAGGGGTCTTTAAGAACGCATGGATCTATGGGGAAGCACGGGTCACTGGGGATGGTTTGATGAATGAAACGCTCACATCAACGCACGGGTTATCGGAAATCACAATCGATGGTATCGTCTACTCACTAATAAAAAAACAATGAAACACCACAAACTAATCGCCCTACTGCAATCCTGTAACGGAGAGAGGGTAACACGGGCCGAGCTTATCACAGCAGCAAAGAATCTGGGGATCAACATAAATCAAACGCTCCCGGCATTCCGAGTTCCCGGTGCTGCGACCTCCCGTGGGGTGTATAGCGTTTCAAAAATGCTTAACGCTATGGAGTCTGGGTTTGCAGCCGGGAAATGTGGACGCAAGCCCGATGCTTGGCCCTCGCCCCGCATGTCGCACATCTCGGCGGCTGTTGGCATCAGCGGGGTTCTTGCGCCTACGCGAAACGATATTGACGATGAGCTGAAGATCATGGGGGTCAACTTGGAAAGGGTATAAGAAGATGACGAATAAAAACCCCTTGACGCTTACCGGTCATCCGGTCGTCAGATGTTGCTACACTTGCACCAGTTGGCACCGACGCAAAAACTATGCTTGCCAATCTAACGGACCTTGGGGCGGCGGAACTGATGGAATAGAAGGATGCCTGTGGAAACCCAACGGGAAGAAATCCCCAGCAGAACGTAATAAAAACCCCTTGACGGAATCCCGGATTCTGTCATAATATCACTATTCATGAAACGCACTAAAGCATTCACCAAAACTGGTCAGGTAAAGGCCACAGATTCTACATTCACTGGAGATGAGCCGGTATGGGTCCCTGAAGATATTTCGTTTAAGGAAACCAAGCAGAAGTATCAGGATTTCGCAACCAAGGCATTCAACTTCTACAATTACTATTTCGAGCGAGCTGATTATCTCTATGCACTCCATGAGTTTATGATCGGTCACCCCAAGTATACGGCAACCCAAGCAAATACAATCACATCAAACTTCCCTGCTGGAATGCCAGTAAATGTTTTAGGGGGACTTGCCCGCATGGCTAGTCGAGGGGTGCCATGCGCTGTTGATATCTGCACTCGCATTGATGTCCTTCTAAGGGCAGTTCCACCGACAAAGCCGAATGTTTCTGAAAAAAAATCTGGCCCACTTCCGCTGGAACTTGCCCGCGCCGCCAAGAGGCGAAACACTGAAGCCAAGGTTCTCGGTGTTATTAGGGATTTCGATGAGGTTCTGGATTCATGGATAGAGTCTCCCTTATCTAAGGTTCGACAGTTTGACATTGTGTCGTCCCTCAACCACATTGCAGTTGACAAGGGATCACTGCTCCCATTACGTGAGTATCTGCTCAAATTCTATACCGAATACGAGCAGGATCTAGGGGTGCCTTCTGCGGATGGGGGATTCTCCTACCTCTCAAAGCCCGCCCTGAAACGACGGCTAGACGAGCTTGGGAATATGATCCGTCTGCTCGACTCTTGGGTGAAGCCCGCCAAACCTCGCAAACCGCGCAAGACACACATTAGGTCGGCTGAAAAACAAATAAAGACTCTGAGTTTTGCTCCAGAGAACGAGGATTTCAAATTGAAATCCACAAACCCGGTGTGTATTCCGGGGGCGCAACACCTTTATGTTTTCAATGTTAGATACAAGACGCTAAATGTTTATCACGCAAAATCCCCAGATGGTTTAGGGGTCAAGGGGTCCACTATACAGAACTTCGATACCGATGTGAGCTATGCCATCACACTCAGAAAGCCGAAAGATGTTCTGGCTCCGGTGGTTGCAATCAAGACTCCCAAGCAAATTGAAACGATCATATCCAGACTCACAACCAAGAAAAAACCTGCCACGGGTCGCATTAACCGACAATGCATCCTGTATCGAGTCCTTGCGACAAGAAAACCAATTTAATGAAAACACTAATGAAAACACTTGATCAATTACAAAACAAACTCTCTATTGAAATGGAGATTGGAATTAATCAAAAGAATATGATCGCAGAAGTTGTTCGATATGTGAAGGAGGACAACATGACGCACATGGAGGCATTGTTGCAAGTATCCGAGGATCATAATATCGAACCGGAAGACCTCGCCAGACTGGTGAAAGGGAACTTGAAAGATCGTGTGTATGCAGAGGCTGTTCAGTTGAATTGCATCAAAGGAGAAGCACCCGTAAACACACTTTATTAGTCAAGACCGCATGAAAAACATTAAAGAGCAGGTCAAAGGGATCATCATCTTCATCGATGAAGACCGTCGATTCACTGCGGCACAGACCTCTGTACTTCGTCTGCTTTGGGTGAAATGGGGGAGGCATTATTCCCAGAGAGAAATTGCCCAGACAGAGGCATGGCTAGGATGTCACCCTGAACATGAGGCAGACATCAGGCACGGGAGGTTCGATACAACGACACGCATGGTTAGGCAGATCATCCGAGATCTCCGTGTCGTCCACAATATTCCCATCCTCTCTGACCGAAAAGGTTACTGGCTTCCTGAAACAAAAGGGGAATGCGACAAGTATATGGCGGATATGGAGGGACGAGCCAAAGCTCAGGCTGCTGCTGCTGTTGAGACGTTCAATGCCATGAGCGCGGCGACGGGATTCACCTCCGAGTTCATGAAGAAACTCCAGCTCACAATCTCATAAGAACCAGAAACCAATGAGCGGTTATCGTGCATATACAATTTACCAAGCAATCCGATTACACTTTTCGGGGAATTATGATGCCATCAAATATCGATTTAAAACCAGAATCAATCCCACCATGTATGAAAACAGACGGGATAGATATTTTTTTGAAAAGGTCGCAAAGTGGTTTCCAAGGCAAGATGATTTGGTTCAATTCTTTGTCGCCAATGCAGTTCATGGGGGGAAACCGACACTTTGGGTTGGGGACGCGACAACGGAACACCTAGAGACACTGCATGAAAGAATTTCATCATTGTCTTACCGGGCAACCAAACAAGTGAAGCAATTCCCCTTGCCCTTTGACGATATGTTTGCGGGCGACACCCCCTTAATTTTGAATAGTGGAGTTGAAATTGAACTTCAGGTGGTGTTAAATTTGTTTTTGGATTTCGTTCCGGTGTTGCGCCGGAAACTCTCTGATCCACTGGGGATATACAAGGGGCGGTTGGACCTTATCGAAAACTACCAACCCTTTTTAGCGGGATGGATTCCTGACATCCAGAAGGTTCGCCGAAGCATCATTGAGGGGTTGACTGCGAAAAAGAAATGTGATATGGTCTCATCGATCTAAGGCAAAACATCATGAAGAAATACGAAATAACGAGCGAAACCCACCCAACACGGTCAACCTGTAAACGAATTCGCTCTCTTCGGGGCTTTAGTGGTATCAAAAAGGGCGAGCTTGGCGGCTTCATCGAATCCGAAGATAACCTGAGTCATGAAGGCGACTGCTGGGTCTCTGAGAACGCAGTGGTCTATGGGGACACCGCACAGGTCTCTGGGAACGCACAGGTCACTGGGAACGCATCAGTCTCTGGGACCGCACAGGTCACTGGGAACGCAGTGGTCTCTGAGAACGCATCAGTCTATGGGAACCCAAAGGTCACTGGGAACGCATCAGTCTCTGGGACCGCAAAGGTCACTGGATGGGCAGTGGTCTATGAAAACGCAAAAGTCTCTGGGAACGCAAAGGCCACTGGGAACGCATTGGTCGCTGGGAACGCAAAGGTCTATGAAAACGCAAAGGTCACTGGGAACGCAGCGGTCTCTGGGAACGCACAGGTCTCTGGGTATGCACAGGTCTCTGGGACCGCATGGGTCTCTGAGAACGCATGGGTCCTTGGGGCCGCACGGGCCTCTGAGAACGCATGGGTCCTTGGCAACGCATGGGTCCTTGGCAGCGCAAAGGTCTACGGGACCGCATGGGTCCTTGGGACCGCATCGGTCACTGGGAACGCAAAGGTCCTTGGGAACGCAAAGGTCTCTGGGAACGCAGAGGTCTCTGGAAACGCAACGGTCTACGGGAACGCAGCGGTCTCTGGGAAGAACGCAACGGTCTATGGGTATGCACAGGTCTATGGGGACGCAGCGGTCTCTGGAAACGCACAGGTCTCTGAGAACGCAGTGGTCTATGGGAACGCACGGGTCTCTGAGAACGCAGCGGTCTATGAGAACGCACGGGTCTCTGAGAACGCATGGGTGCTTGGCAACGCAGTGGTCTATGGGACCACAGAGGTCTCTGGAAACGCACGGCCATCTGAAGGTGCTGTAACGCACTCGATTAATTCGCTAGATACGCGCAGTATCTAATGATACAAAACAAGCAAAACAAGTAAAACAAGTAAAACAAGTAAAACAACAAAAAAACATATGTCAATATTCGAACAACTTCAACAGAATCGCGAAGCTGGCCTCCAAAAACTTCTGGAGGCTACAGAGGACAGCAAGGACAAGTATACCGATGATCGGTTTTGGTATCCCGGTGTGGATAAGGTCGGAAACGGATTTGCTATTATCCGGTTTCTTCCAGACCCAAACGCGAAGCAATGGGTCACCTACTACGAACACGGGTTTCAAGGCTCA